CTTGTTCTATAATATTTATCTTATATTTTGTCTTCTTAATAGGAACTGTTAGACCTAGTGTTATATTAAGATCATTTGGCCCCTCTAGGGCTACAATAACGCCGTTCTTTTTTACAGGCTTCAGACATTCTGTATTGCCTGTAATTCTAAATGTCAAAGCATTTACTGGTGTATATATTAAATTGTCACATTGTACTACCATAATTCTTCTTGGTTTGAAAATTCTACTTTATGTGTTACAAGATCTGGTAACTCTATACCGGTTTCTCTTAACACATCTTCTTTACTTTTTAGTATGTAAATCAACTTAAAGGTTTCTGTAAATCTATGAATTCCTTCTGAGTTTCCAAACTTTTCTATATATTTATTTAATACAAAAGTTGGCATATCAGATGGATGCATGTCTTTTAACCACCCTTCAGCTGTTTTAGGACCTACCTTTGGTATACCCATAATACCATCTGTAGAGTCACCCATTAGCACCTGTTTCCATAGGAATCTTAACGCATCATTTTCATCTACCTCAACAAACTCACCCTTACCATAATTGTAATTATGTACTTT